TCTGATACCTATAACAGCATCAAAGTCCCCAGCAGTAATTAAAGTCACTGGAGATGTACCAACGTTTCTTTGTAAATTGTTTCTAAAATCTTGTGCCATATTTTATTCCTTTATAATGCAACAGCCATTGCAAGTGCAAAACCTGCTGATGCCGCTCCTACTGGTGTTCCTGATGCATCCAAGAAAACCGATTTACTTGCAGGTAAAGTACAGAATACATCTTTCGTGCCTGCACTAAAATCAACAACATTATCAGAGTTAGAACTACTAAAAATTGTAGCTCCTGATCCTCTTGTTATATTTGCACTTGTAGCATCTAATGTTCCAAGTCCAACCTCAAACTCACTTGTACCTTGATTAAAGATACAATAGTAAGTCGTGTTATTGTTTCCTATACCTTGTGCAAAAGTTTCAAAACCAGTTACCGCTGCTCCAAGTGCGAATGCACCTGTTCCAGTAGTTGTGCTGGTTACTTTTACTCTATCATTTATAACTAACGCCATAAATTTTCTCCTTAACTCATACTAATAATTGCATTAGCAGGTGTAGTAGGATCAGGAAACGTGATGGTAAAAGTACCATTCGTTGCTGTCTTATTACCACCAAAATCTAAAACCACTACTAATCTATTTGCAACTGAATCAACTGTATCTGCATTGTATATTGCTGCAAAAGCTGCAGTAAAAGTTGCACTGCTGTAAGTCACATTATCAAAGTCTACAGAAGCCACTGCCGTTGAAGAAGCCACTCCGAGATTAGTTAATGTTTTTACAGAATAGTTAGAACCACCGCCTGAACTTACTTCACTAGTAGTCGTATAAACTGTGCTTCCAGTTGTATACGGGTTAGCAGTGTACAAAGAAAGTTTAAAAGTGTTACCACCAGAATTAGCAAAATTATGCTGACCCTGAAAAAGTGCGCCTCTAAAACTAAATGGTATAATATTTGCCATGTTTTTTTTTCTCCTTATTTATTACTTGATGGGTTTTCTGATGCCAATACGGTACGAATAACACCATCAGCATATTCGTCTCGGCGTCTACGACCTTGTTGCTCGATCGCGTACGAGTAAAGCGCTTTTTCATAAGCTCCTTGATAGTATTGTAACATATCCTGTGGACCTTTCAAGTATGCATATGTATTTACCAGACAAGCGTATAAAAGTAAATCTTGATAATTGTTTGACAGATAAGTCCCAACTGTAGCCGGAGCGGGGCTAGATGTCGTGTCTGTTATTGTATCTGGCTGTTTGTTGTAAGCCAGTGTAATTTCATAAGTTTTGTCTGGTGTTGGAGCCAATACCCAGAATTCCTCGTCCCAATTTGCGTAATATTTAGGTATATCTACCGCCTGTGTGCTGGGTGTAGAATAGTATTCAGCCATAAAACTGGTATCTCTTTGCTCTAGATAATATTGATTGCCCGCTGTATCTTTTAATTGAACATATCTTATAAATCTTAAATCATCTGGAATTGTCACATATCTATTTCCAACGATAGCGTTTGAGGTTGCATAGTGTCTATCTTGATCTGAGTCAACCTCTCTGTAAATTTTGTTTTCAGAGTTTACAATAATAGTATTTAAAACAGAGTCAGATAAAACGTTACTACTAACCTCTGTGTAATCTCTAATATTAGTTCTTAAATTATCTAAAGTGTATGTCATTATCCGTTTACCACCTCTAATGTTACTGGTCCTGCAGAGCAACCATCTCCACCACCTGATACACCGCCTACAGTTCCCGCTATTGAAAGACCAAGTGATATATAAAAATAATTTATAGGATCTGTCAAAGGATCAGTTGTTGTGGCTCCTGTTACATTTCCTGCAGAATCTATTTGACCTAATTGAATTGTATAACCAGTTGCTCTACTTAAACCACTTCGAGCATCAACATCTGGAATAGTTGCAAATTGTTGTAAATTTCTTAAATCATCTGGATTATCACCGCCTGGACCTGCAGAAGTTACAAGAGGTGGTCCTCTAAATCTTACAATTGATCCTGCAGCCCTTTGATGATTTGGTGAAAAAATATTCATATAAGTTCCTTGACTCGGTCCACTAGTTATAAGAACACTTGTAAATGGATTAGGTCCTAATAAAGTTAAACTTGTTTTAGATGCTGGTTGTGGTCTTGGATTAAACAAAGCCTGTGGATCAGAGCCAACTGGTTTTGGTTCTAATTGTGGCTGCTTTGGTTCATACTCTGATGTGTGAACTAAAGATCCATTCCATTCTCTGACCATTTCAGTATATGGAAATGCCATACCTGATCTATCAGATATTGCTAATGATCTTTTACCTGATGCGTATTTACCCATTATACTCCATCTCCATAGAATGTTTGTGGTGATATGAAACTAGATGTACCTTGATTATCTGCATCAAGCGCTCTTAACATCTCACTTTCATATCTTCGTTCTAATTCTCCAGATCTATCTGGTGAAACTTTTTGACTTAAATAATATGCAAGACCTGAAATCATGCATGGATAAAATCTATTAACAACATCCGATGTAAAATTATAAGCACCAACATCTTGTATTCTAGCTAAATAATAAAAACAGAATTGAAATTTACTTGGTGTTGTGGCATCTGATACACTAGAACTTGGTGTCGTGTATAAAAATATACTTGGATTTAATTTTCTTTCCACATAATATTGTGATGGTGTGCCTTTAGCTAATTTATTTGGTGTCTGTGAATACTGTGATCTATCTATTTTTGTTAATGCAATATCTTGTGGAGCTGTTGAATCAGAATTGTTTCTGTAATAAGCTTCCAAAACTTGATCTATATCTTCAGGAAAATTAGTAGAGTCTGAGGCAAAATTATATTCTGCTTGTCCCTCTACCAAAGGAACTTTAGCAAGTTTCACTTTCCATAGATGAACTCCTCTGTTACCCCACTCTGAAAATAATATATTTAATGAACGTCTTGCTGATCTTAGTTGATAACCAGTTCTAGTCCCTAACACACCTGTTCTTTCGTAAGCCTCTTCTATGATATCATCTATCTGTGGATTAAACTCTGTCTCACCAGAAGTGGGTGCAACTGTTAAAGCGTTGTTACCCATACCGCTATGGTTAACACAATAATAAAATAGATAAGGCGCACCAGTAGTTTTTACAGGTGCAACTACTATTGTTGTTTTTCCGTCTGTTCCAGCAGTTCCTGTTACTGTTACGCCGGTTGTATATTCACTTCCTCCACCCCAAGATCCATTATCTGTTGTAGAAAAAGCGATACGGTGTGTTTCGTTTGTTGAATCAGATTGATCAAATATGTAAGTGTTGCCCTCTTGTAAATATAAGACAACATTAGCCTCTCCATTAAGGTAATACTTATTACCTGTTCCATATTTGTTAGTCCCCGTTGCTACGGTTACTTTGTAAGTTATTGTAGCCACTTTAAACTCCTAGCCGTGTAACAATGTTACTGACGTAGCTGTTGTTACGATCTCAAATTTTAAACTTGTAGATGCTCTAAAACCTGTGCCTGGAAACTGCATATATTGAGTGTAGCCTTGGGCATTAGTTTGAGTTGAAGCCGGAAATAAAAATTCAGCTAATACAGTTGTATTATCTTTTATTTTAACTGTAGTTGCAGCTTGTCCGCCCTCTTTAGAAACAAAGAGACCTACAGCTCTGCCAGGTGCTCCTGTGCCAAGTGCGTTATGAACAGCTACAGTTGAGGCTGTTGTTGATTTTATATCTACTGGATATGTGCTCATTAATTTTCTCCTTAAATTGTGTGTGGGCCGAAGCCCACACTTAATTAATTAATTACGCAGACTCGTTGCCAGCGTCATTGATATGATAGTAAACCTGACCAGTCATAGTTCCAGCTCCACCACCTGCTGCAACTCCTGCAACAAGTTTAACTTGTTGAGTCATTTCTACAATACCCATATCTACACCAGATGCAGCTGCTGCTGCATTATTTTCTAAAATACCACCTGGTAAAATAGTTGTTCCTAATCCGTGAGTAGTAAAACCATCAGACGGAATGTTATCTGCAAAACCATCAGTATTAACTAATGCTGCTCCAGTTGAGATGTCTGCGTAACCGATATCGATTACTGCACCACCTGCACCGTCCCCTTTAAAAACGATCATGTCAACAATACATCCTTTTGGTAAAACTACCGCTGATGTATCAGTTGCTGATACTTGACAAGCAGTTCCTGCTGCTGCGTTAGTATCTGGAACGTGAAAAGTTGCTGCCATTAGCATACTTCCAGCTCTAGTGTTTCTAGAACCATCTCCGTTTGCTCTTACATTTCCTGTAAATGTTGTATTTGCCATATTAATATCCTCCTAGATATTTTAAATGTGATCCCTAGGGAAGTCGACTATACGCGTTCACATTTAATGATTGTTATATTGTATAGTGATTAGAATATATACTAGATTTAAGTAGAGCGCAAGAGAGCCTACGATGTGAATTGAATTTATTCAACGATGTAGCTTTTTATTAAGTAGCTACAGAAACTT